TTTCATCTTCTACTATTTTATCAATATACAGTTGTTTTTGGTTTACCAAAGTTGTATACCGTTCTAATTGCTCGTTAAATATCATATTTTGATAATATAACCCAGCTATCATTAAAATAATTGTAAAAGACTGCTCCTTTAACTTGCTTAAAAAAGTTGTTTGCATATTTTCGCCTTCTTCTATTTGTGCCATAAATAGTCCTTAATAAAAGTTATACCTGTTATAGTTAATATAAAAGCACCTATTCTTATTGCCCAATTAATACCGGTATTATAATCCCTAACCTCTTGCACTCTTGTTTCCGTTTCTTCTAAAGCACCTTCGATTGTTTCTAATCTCTGAAGGATTCCATTCCTATTTAGCTTTGAGCCTGTGATAGCTTGGCTAATCATTTCCACACTTATTGACAAAGCCTTTAGCTGGTCGTTTATTTCTTTTAACTCATTCATTATTCGCCTTCTTGTGTGTTACTTGTTGTGCTACCTGGACTTCCTTGACCTGCGCTCATATCATCATCAGTAGTTGACCAGGTTCTAAATCCTATTTCTAATTTATCAGTTTGGCTTTGATGTGTTGTTATGTTTGTTTTGTTTGTTACATAATCAAAAGATGCCTCGTGCATAAAGTGTAACCCTTGCGCTAAAGCTATAGTAAATACTTGACCAAAGTTTATATCCTTACCATAAACATTACCTGTAAATTTCTGCCAGGTAGATTGATAAAAAGATAAGATTGAACGAGTAATACATTCTTGCAATGGTCTTTCTGTATTATCTTCGGTTACAACTTCCCAATTTCTAAACCATTTAGTTGAACTTTGGATAAGGTCAAATTCAGGCTCTGTATATCCAATAAAATCTTCAATTACTTGAGATTCGTAAATATCTCTAATACCACCGTGATACTGACCTTTTTCTATTTGATAAGTATTTGTAAATGGCTTAACTAAAGTTGAATCGTTAGGAATGTTTGTAGCATTATAAATAAACCCTTTTGTATTTTGATAATTTTGTGGAATAATGCTTACCTTAATATCATCAAAGTAAGTTGTATGTACTACATCAGCATTTGTACTTAATTGAGTTTTTAAAACAAAAGTACCATAGTTATTCATTACAAAGCCAGTGTCTAAAGAGTTTTTGTCAAATTTAGATAAGCATTTAAACTTCTCCCAATTATCTTCGTTAGTCATTTTAGCTTCAATGTAATATGGCCCATCCCAATTTGAACTTGAAACATAATTGTCAAATACACCATTTGAACTTAAATATCTTGTTTGTGCGCCACTTGGAGAACCGTTAAGAGACTTGATAAAATTTACAATTACTCCATCAGTTGGATTGTGCGAACCATCAAAGAACAAAGAAAATTCTATTTTAACTGCAAAGTAATTAATAAAAGTACTAGCATTTGAAATCCTAAATACATTGGCTAAACCCCTTAAACTATCTACTGCATTATCTCTATCTTGGTTTTGTGTAACTGCTAAAATTCTATTATCAAAAGGTCTATTTTCTCCTGTTGCGTTAAAAAATTCATAAGTTGTCGGAAATCCAAAAGAATCCCAGTTTGTAGGGTCTACACTTGTAGAAGCGTAATCTTTGAAGAATCCATAATTATTAAGCAAGTTTCTTTCGTAGTAAGGATATTTAAACTGAACATTTGTCAATCGTTTATTAAGACTTACTAATTGATTTACATCCGACCAAATAACATTACCTTCATTCCCAATAGATGAATAAAAGTCAAAAGAATAGCCAGTTAAATAAGTTCCATTAATATTGTAAATTAATCCATTTTGTAATTTTTTATTAACCGATACATTATCTATTAAAAGATAGCCTGTTGAATCATCGTTATTATTGTAAAAATTAAAATCAAATGTTCCTATACTTGGAGATGTATAAATAAATTCATAATAAATCCAATCATCAGTAGTTCCTTGACTAAATACTTCAACACCATCTATTTCAATTCTTGCAACTGCTTTTGGAATAACACCAGCATCAAAATTCTTTGCCCAAAATCCTACAATATATTCACCAATAGCAAAACTTAATTGTTGATAAATATAAGAACCATAATTATCGCCAAATATTTTAGGACATTGACTGCCGTTTAAGCCTCCTGTTGGACTATTAAATACATTCCCATCAATATACCAATATTCGTAAGGTTGTGGTAAAGTTCCATCAATTTCAAAACCACCATCAACAACTAAATCATTTACTGCGACATCATTTACACCTATTACATACCAAGTAGCATCTTTATTAGATTGATATAACATACAACCTAAAGATTCCATTAATTTAGTTAAAAGATAATAGCAATCCTTTGGCTCAAAAGTAGCCCAATCAACTGCCGAATATTCAGATAGTTTTAAGTTAGCAAGATTATAAAGAGTACCATTTATTAAAAATTGACTATAAAAAGCAACATCTAATTCACTACCAGTCTTTTTTAATAACCTACAAACAAAATCACTAATACTTATACCAGCATCAACATTTGTATCATCATATAAAGCGTAATAGTCTTCCCTTGTATATTTAACATCCTTTAAAACCGCAAGGTTATCAGTAGCCGTTAATTGAAGATAATATTGTTCTTGCCATTCGTATTGGATAACATCGGGCAAAAGAAATCCTACCCACTTTAAAGTTGTAGTAGTATCATCAGTTTCGTATAAACTTATTTTCCAAGTATATTCATCAGAATCAAAAAAGAAATCAGAAGGTTGAACGGTAGAATTGTAAGGAATAAAACATTTTATATCTACATAAGAAGAACGAATAGGTGCAAATATATTGTCTTTAGTGGCTTTATAATTTAAAACAAAAGGCGAATCTTGAGCAGGTATTAAATCAATTACATCAGGAGTTCTTACAGTAGCTTCTAATTTTTCAAATTTAACTTTATAATAGAAATCAGTCCCTACCTGGTCTAATCCTTTAAATTGTAAATTATATAAATGATTATAAAACATTATATTACCCTCGAATTTTTTATTGCTTGGTTATCTAATAACAATCTCATTTTGTCTCCCATTATATCTACTTGGTAACCACCTTGACCTCTTGAAGTACTTGGCATTGCTAATCTTGAATCTCCGCCACCGAATATAGTAAATGGATTAAATCCTAAACCACCAATAGTTTTAGCAATATTACCAATAGAACCTAAAGAAGAACCTCCAGAACTTAAACCACCTGTTAAAACAAATAGAATTGCTGCTGCAACAATCGCTGCTGCTAACTTTACCATTAATCTTTTTAAAGCATCTAATATTCCTTGAAATGCATCAAAACCACCTTCCATTGCAACATTAATAAAAGATTCAAATCCACTTGTTAAAGTTCCCATTAACATAGTAGATGCAGATAATATTTCGTTTTGTCTTTCTAAATATGCGTTTACTGCTTTAATAGCTTTTTGTTCTTTATCGTAATCTTGTAATAATTTTGGAAAGTTTGATTCTTTTAAACCTCCTAAATCAGCAGGAGCATTTGGAATTGGTTTAATACCTATTGCAGGTGCTACAAAATCAATAGTTTCTCCAATTACTCGTTTAGTTTTTTTGGCTTCTGCTGCAAGAGCAGCATTTTTAGCAGCTAAATCTTTTTGAAGACCTGCCATTTGAGTATTAGCATTATTTCTTAAATCTTTATAAGCGTTAAAATAAGAAAATGCAATATCTCTATTATGTTCATCAGTTTCATTCAACATTGCTTGTTGGTAAAACTCTAAATTAGTTTGAATAAACTTTAATTGCTCATTTAACTTATTAATATTATCTGTTGAACCTATTTTAGATAATTGAGCGTTATATTCTTTTATTACAGCCCTTTGTTCAGTCATATTAAGACCTTCCATAGCAAACTGAACTCTTTTAAGGTCTAAATTTATAATCTCATTAAAATAACTTAATGCTTGTTGTAAATAACCTACAAATGCAAATAATACACCGCTATTAATTGAACCTATTGTGGTTTGTAATTGTGTAAATGAATCTTTAACATTGGAAATTCTACCACCTAAAGTACCTGATATTTTTTCCATTGAACCCGAAACACCTTCGGCAGCACCCAAAGATAAAACATAGCCTCGAATAGCTTCAGAAGTATTATCAACTTGTGTTTTAATTCCCTTAAATGTGAATGTAACTTGGTCTCCAGCAACTGCTGCTCTTACTCCAAATTCCTTTAAACGCTCAAATTCGCCTGTCTGCGCATCTAAAATTGCTTCAGCTAATTGGTCAAAGGATTTGCCAGTAGAACTCGCTAAATCGCCTAATAATCGCATTTGCGTAATATTAGGTTTAAAGCCTTGATTTGCTAACTTAACAAACGCTCCTGTTAATTCATTTATTTGAAATGGAGTTGTAGCAGCGAATTGTTGTATTTGTGATAAAGCTAATTGAGCAGCAGAACTGCTACCTAAAGTATTTGATAAAACTGCTTCAAATTTTTGAAACTCTGATGTTGCAGCTATAATTCCTTGACCAAAACTAACAACTGAACCAATAGCAAAAGCACCTGCAACAATACCACCAACTTTAGATGCAGCAGAACCTATCGCATCAAAATCTTTTTCTGCATTCTTACCTGTATTTGTTGTCTTATCGTTAAACTTTGTTAGTTGTGCAGAAGCACTATCTAAACCCGATTTAAGACCTTGTATTTGTGCGGTTAGTTCAACTATTAATTTCTCGTTTGCCATCTTTTAACTTCTTTAAGATTTCTTGTTTTTCTTCATTTGATGTTAACTTCTTTGGCACTCTATTCATTATAGCAAACTTATCTGTCCATAGTGGTATTATTTCTTTTGGCTTTTTCATTTGGCTCTTTTTAGATACATTAACATTATTAATATAGCTTAAAGTTGCCCTTGTGTGTTCCCACTGATTAGCCTCTTTTTTAAAGAAATTAAATAGTAACCTTTGATAATTTGCCCAAGTCATATCCTCAAATTCATCAGGCATTAAACCAACTTCGCCTATCGCAAAGTCGATTATATCATCCCAAGTTACTTTTTTTTTATACCTTCTTCGCCACTTGCCATTGCTTTAAATCCGTTTTGAATGTATTGACTACTTTCTAAAGATTTAGTCCAAGCATCAATAACTATTTGAATATTTGATAAATCCATATCATCAATCCAATTAGTAACATCATCTAAAGAAACATCAAATGTTCTTTTACTTATTTTATAATAGTTCTTTAAACCGCAGTAAGTTATATCCCTAACAAAATCAATCATTTGATAGTCAATATTCAACTGTTTAGTTTCTCCAGCATCTGTTGCCGTAAGAACATTATAACTCATTAAGGCGTAGTTACCGAACTTTAAAGTCCTAACTTCGCCACCCATTGTAATTTCAATAAGTCCGTTCATAGTTTGTTTGTTTTAATTATGCTATTACTGTAAATGTAGGTGTTCCTGTTCCTGCAAACTCAATAGAGTAAGTAACTACATCTTCCATAGGTGCTGAAACTTCGCAAGAAGTAATGTAAGCACTTTGGGTTACTGAAGTATTACCTGGTATTAAGTTTGTCCAAACAATTTGAACTAATGTTGGAGGGTCAGCACTATAAGCAGCAAAAATATCAGTTAAATCTTTATTCGCTGCAACAAAGTCTGCAAGACCTTCTGCTGTGTAAGTAATATCTCTTAAACCTGGCATAATCTCTTTCCAAGCACCACTTTCTTTTGAAGTAGTCTCAAAAACATCCTGATTCATAGACATTGTAACATTTGTTAATTCTGCGATTTGCGTACCACCCATTTTTAAGATTTGCGCTGTGCCGTTGTAAACTGCCATATTATTTTATTTTAAAAGTTAATTAATCTGTTATTGTGTAAGTTCCTGTAAAAGATACCGTATAAGAAGTTATATCTTCCATAGGAGCGTTTACTTCTATACTATCAATATAAGTTAAACCTACATAATATCCTTGTGGAATTATAGGGTTTGATATTAGTATGTTAATTGGTGTTCTTGCATCGTAAGCAGCAAATAAAGTAGTAATACCTAAATCACTACCGCCTTCAGCAAAATCTACTAAAGCATCAGCCGTAAAAGCAAAATCTCTTAAGCCTGGTATAGATACCGAATAACCTGCTGATTGCTTACAAGTAGCATCTATCATAGCATCGTTTAATGTTATAGTTACATTAGTTTGACACATTAAAGGAAAATCCGTATCTGCATCGTAAAGTAATATATCCGAACCGTTTAAAACACTCATATTCCTTGTTGTAATTTAAAAGTAAATCTTATTAATCTTCTTACTAAAACTCCTGTATCAACCAATTGTTCAAGTGTATTTGTACTCTCCATTAGCGTTCTGATTACATACCAATCAGGTAATAAATCTAAATACCCATCTTGCCTTGTTCTAACTAACTCCATTACTTCATTTGATATTCTATCTGATAGTAACTTACCACCAAAAGAGTTGTCAAACCTTGTACCCACCTCAATTAAAACGCTCACTTCTTGACCGTATGATTGCTTACTACCTTCGCTTAATTCCGTTGAATTAAAAGTAGAAAGTAAAATATATGGTTCAGTAGCTGCTGCTAATACTGATGCCGAATCAAATACTGGAACTTCTTGTAGGTCTATAACGATTGCACCGCTTAACCTCTCGTAAAGTTTTTGTCTAATAAGTTCTCCGACATCTTTCATTCCACAAATTTACGATTTATTTACTAATATTTTTAGCTATTTTTCTCAAATCGTTTAAAAATACTTTCTTGTATTTTAAATAAGCTGGAATCAAATAAGGTTGTGGTTGCATAGTGCCTTCTCCGTTTACATAAAACTGCATA